AATACCGTAAAATACTAGTGCCATTAAAACATCCTCAAAAAATATTTCAGCTGTTTGTGGTCTTGCTATATACTCAAGGAAAAAAGTATTTGCTGGAGCATCTTCCATTGAAAACTTTGTTAATCCATGCAAAGCACCTTTTGAACCTCGTTTATCTACTGTTCCAGATATATCATATGAGTCACATCCAAACGCTCCTATGTGTTCATTACCTGGATATCTTACGCCATTTTTATTTATAACGTTATTTTGTAATTTTATTCCTGGTACCCAACTAACATTAAATCTACCGTTAGGGTCTGGGTTAAATGTTACTTGAGTATCTTTAACACCATTAGTCCATTGAAAGTTACCAGGCGTTATTACTGAAGTATTTCTATTACCTTCGTTATAGTCTATTTGTTCGTATATTTTTACTAAGTTAAATAAACTATTTCTTGTCTCATCTCTAAACGCATGTTCTTCGGTTCTTGGAAACTGACGATAAAATTCATTTAAAGCATCTTGATCGTCTTTTAATCCATCAGCTTCATTCTCCCAGTGCTCTATAACACCTTGGTCTATTTCTACACCGTGTGGATCAAACGTTTCTTTTTCAGGAATATTAAATACGGGTTGTCCATATTCATCAATAAATCCTTCATAGTTCCATTCCATAGGGATAAACAAAGAATATAATCCTGACCTAGTTTGTCCATTACGGTTTCTTTTTGTAACATCTGAATTATTATATAAGTTTTTAAAATTATCCCCTCCTTTATCTAACGCGTTACTAGTACTACCCATCATACATTTACCAACCACTCTACTACCTAGTCTTAAACAAGTTTTTGTAACTCTCCAGTTATTCTTTATATTATCAGGCCTTTCCCATTTACCGCTTTCATCGTGTACTAATAGATTTAGTTTCTCACCATCATAGCTATTATCACCCGTATTTTTCCAGTCTATAGTTGTATCTAATCCTTGTATATCATCTATCTCTTCTCTCTCACGTATCTTTTTACGAGTAAACTTTTTAGCTGGTACCCTGTAAGCGAGCTCAGACTTTGGTCGATCCATACCGTCTTGTATAGGTTTAAAAAAGAAAGGATAGTTAATACTAATTGGTACTACTTTATCTGTAAACATTTTCTTTGCATCAGAACCTGATTTAGATAGTATACCAAATCTACTATCACTAGCTAATGTTGCTTGATTAACAGTTTCAGCTGAACTCATAAATGAAAACCCAGAACGTCTATTTTTTAAATAACACATTCCGTAACTTCTATTATCAGCTTTACAAGCTTCCCAAAATATATAAAATAACCTATTAGCTTCTCTATAATCTGGGGCGCCTACATCTATTTTACTCCACTGTAAATACATATAGTGCGTGCCTGTTATATAAGTTGGTTTACCGTTATTCATAAACCAGAAACCTTCTTCTCTTCTTTTAAACTCTTCGTCTATATATGCGTAGTTATTTTGTTTAAAATCGTCAGGGTATTCTTGCCAATCAAATACAGTTTTAATTCTTTTGAAATTAGAATTAACTGGAAACTGTTTCCACTTTTGTTCTTCTTTTATTTTACTACAACTATATATTTCTTTGGGCTGTTTAGGTAAAGCTATTTGAAAACCCTGTATTTCAATTATATCACCTATCATTCCTGTTTTGGATATACAAACTATATCAGCTTCTTTATTATAACCGTATTTCCACTTTTTAGATTTATTAAGTCTTTTAACAGTGTTTAATTTTATAGGCTTTACTATCCTATATAACTTTTGCTTGTAACTCATTTTGATCTACCTTCTGCAAAACCTTTAAACTTAACTTCTTTCTTATCTTCAATTTTACCTTCAAGCATATTCTCTTCTTCATTTATACGATTAAGTATCTCAAAGGCATCAAATATAGCTAGCTTCTTTGTGGCGGCAGCGTTCTTTAATCTGTCAGCTGATATATCATCGTCTGAATCTACAATAGCTTCTTTAGCTACTTTAATTAACTCTTCAACTGCTTTATGCCCAGCTTGGATTATATTCTTTTTCGTTTCCTTGATATTCATATTTAATTGTAATAAATTTATTCATAACCCTATAAAGTCTTTGGTTATCTATAACAAACTCAAATTCACTACCAGGTTGAAAACCGACAAGATCTTGCTTGTTATATTTACCGTCAGTATATTTTATAATACCTATTAAAGGCCTTTCTTTTTCTAAGCTAAAGTTATTAGAAGATTCCAATGGTTTAACAAAACAATAACCAGGTGTTGATATCCATTTATTATTTTGTTTGTATAAAAACACTTGGTCCAAAGAGATAAAATATTTATCTTCTTTCCAGTATGATCTACTATTTTTCTCTCTACCTTTCATATCATACCATCTTCTAAAAACATTATGATGAACTATTATCTCATCACCCACGTTAATGGGTGATTGAAATAATAATGGAGTAGCGATTACTTTTGCTTTTCTATTAACAAATTGATGATTAGATATCTCTGTATTAAGTATTAATTCTTTGTCATCAAGTTGTTTAACATTATCATAACGCTCACCAATAGGAGAGACAATAAAATCTTTGTAAGCATTCATTAATATTCTAAGTTATACTCAATTGATATAGCCATATTCTTATTAAAATCTTTCCAAGGTATAACAACCTCATCTTTTCTAATGTAAATAGAATACTTATCTTCTTCTTCTACTATATCACAGATTTTATGCCCACCATAAACTTCTTGGTTTACGGCGTAATGCATGGAATCGTTTTTGTAATCTTTACCTATAGTAATTTTTCTGATGATATTATTTTTCATCTTTCTTTTCTTTAGGCCAGTTGATAGTTCCGTCGTCTAAATTAACGTCATACGTGCCATATTCTTTAACTAGCATTTGTTGTAATGTTTGAATACCTTTTTGGGCTTCATCTAAGTTATGTAGTAAGTGATGCTTTTGTGCTTCAATTTTTCCTACATTAAACTGTAAAGCGTTTATAGTATTAACAACTTTCTGTAAATCAGCTAAATGTTTATCTGATATTTTATCAACCTTAGGCTTAAGGTCAACAACTTTTTCTTTTTTTCCCATAATTTAATTTAATTTAATTTATTTTATTATTGTGCGTAAAAATCTACAACGATATTTCTAACAAAGAATATCGCGTCAGACGCTGGCTTGTCACCATTACTAGTAAAGTGTATTACTAAATCTTGGTAAGCATTTTGACCAATAGTTCCACTAGCTCCAGGCTGAAAAAAAACAGCAACATCTTGATCTATAGCTTGTAGAACATCTGCCCCAGTAACGTTATCTAAAGAAGGATTAGCTTGTGTACCAGCTCTAAATCTAACATTAACATCATCAGTTCCACCCCAACTTGAACCATCACCCCCTGAGCCATTCTTTAAGTATATTTCCATGCTTATTTCAAAATGATCCGTTGTGTTTCTAGTCCAACCAGTGGTTATATCTCTAACAAATATTCCAGATCCACCAGATGTTTGGTTAGTATCATAAGCAACCTTTAACCAAGTATTATCACCCGAGCCGTCTGGTAAATTTTGAGCACCAGTTAATGTCACAGTTCCCTGCTCGCTCCAAGGTTCCCAACTATCAACGCCAGACGTGAAATCACTAGTGTAAGTACCTAATGGTAGACTAGCCGCTGAACTTCTTACTATTGAATTACCTAATCCTAACATTAGTCTCCTATATAAGCTACTATACTACCTGAATTAACATCTATCTCATTCCACCTTCCATATATTGTTACACCTTTTGGAAATGAAACTGAATCTACTGTTTTACCACCAGATCCACCATCTGTCGTTTCTGAACCATCAGCTAAATCATTTGCAACAGTTGCACTAGTATTTATATATCTAGCAGGCTCTGTTGAAAGTAATCCAGTTGTTGAATCAAATACTGTATCAGCTAACATTGTTATAGCAACAAATACTTTACCTGTTGGAGGTTTTATAGCGTCACTACTAGCGGTAGTGTAAGCGCTACCTAATTGTCCAAAGCCATAAGAGACTTCTGTTGAATTTATTCCCATAATTATTTATTGTTATTTTGTTGTTGTTGTTCATTCTTTTTAGACGATCCGCCGAAAAAGAAATCGACAACCGTATTTACTTTAGCGCTCATAGCGCCAAATATTGTTGAGATGAAACTAATTTCAAACTCACCCATTTGTATATCACCCATTACGAAGTATCTAAACATCATAAAACTTAATCCAAAGTACGCTGCTGTAAATAAAGTCGCAAGTACTTTTTGAATAAAAGCATCGTCTTTATACATATCCCTAGCGCTCTTTCTGTCTTCAACTTCCTTGGCGAAAGCTTCTGCTTCGGCTTCCAGTAATACTCTTCTAAGAGCGAGCTTAGCTTCATCTCTTTCTTTGTCTGTCGTAATAACTTTGTCAAGTATTCCTTCTGCATTATTTACTATCTTGCCGAATAAGCCATTTGCAATT